TGTCTGGTCTTTCTTCTGGTCATATGTATTTATAACCTCAAAAGGATATAAGAATATAGGTCTTGTATTTCCTTTAAAACAAAACGCATAAAGCAACATACAATCATCACTTGAGTAAGCACTGGCTAACAAAGATATAATTTCATACTCTTTTTCTTTTATACAATCCGTACCTTTAACATTAACTACAAATTGCTTATCACCAGTATCTACATAATAATCAGGAAGATTTCTTAACATCCTACTCATATTATAAAAGTGAGGAATATTATCCTTCTTTTCATCAAACCCAATTCTTCTGATAAAGTAATCTTTACAGTACTCTTCAAAAAATTCTTCAGCAAAATTACTACCAGAATTTCTTTCTTTGTAATTCATGCTAGCATTTAAAGACAAACCGTTACTCCGTTCTCATCTGTAGTACAAACGATAATATCGTCATCAGATGTTACTATTATCCTATCTTTAGCGTATGCGTGTATGTTTACTATCAGTACACAAGCTACCATGATAATTAATATATCAATCTTGCTCATCATTACTCTCCTCAAATGTTATCTTGTTATCAGGATACATTTTATAAAACTTGTTTTTTACATCATGTACCACTTCAACTCTAATGCTACCATCACCCTCTTTAAAAAACTGAACGGTAAACCAGTCACCCTCTATTGCCATTCTTTTTGTTATCATTCTTACATATTCCATGTGCTGACAAGTCTCTACCACACCACCATTTCTTCTCGTCATATGTGTTTGCAGGCTGTTTGCATTTGTGGCACACCTGCTTACCTAATTTAATAACCATCTTTCTACTACTTCCAATATAATTACCATTACAATACAAGCTAATCCTATTGCGTAGCAGATACCGCAAGGCTCGTTAGTCTTCATCGTGTAATGGGTCGTCAATCCACTCGTCTGGTGTTATTGGAGATGATTTCTTTTTATCTAACTCATCTGCTAAATCATTTGCATACCAAGCTATTTTACGAAGCTCTTGTGCCCAATCATCTTTTTTACCTAACCTTTGAGAGTACTTAATCAGATTACCTTTTACATAATGCTTGTAGTCTTCTCCAAGTTTAGCCTTGATTACTTCTATGGTTTCTATCCCACCCACTTTATAGTGGTCAGGATTAATCATATCTTTCATGACTGCTCCTCTATTATTAAAATACCATTCTCATACTCACAAGTTACACCTTTCGCCCTTGTGTAAATTGATTCCCCTTCTTCTAACTGTAACAATAATTTACCTTTATAGCAAATCATTTGTTCAGGCTCTTGTTCTATATTGATATAGTATATACTATACACCATAACTAATAGAATACAAACAACACTAAAAATCCATATCATTATTTTCTTCAACATCTTTATCCTTTCCCTGCAGGTGGTCATCAATATCATTGATTAACAATTTTACATTGCGTTTAAACACAGTAAACAATTCTTTATCGTATAGCAAAGCACCTTTAAATTTATATGGTGGTATTCCCAGAAGCCATAAACTTAATTTCATCACATCATTTTCAGACAATAAAAACTCTAATGCTCTTTGCCCCATTGGTTGGAGTTTACCTTTGTATGCCCTAGACTTTCTGTAATCATCTAAAGCCATATAAAAAATATTAATAAACAATGCTCCTTCTGGAGTAAACAGTAATTGACTTTTTGTATTGGTAAAATCTAAATCATCATCAATCATTATAATCACTAGCCTCTTCTAATTACATTCTGCTTACTATATTAATGTTTCGTTGTATAATTATACTTGTAACAAAATCTATTGCGAAAGGAGAACAGTTATGTGGACTAAACCATCAGCAACTGAAATGCGTTTCGGCTTTGAAGTTACAATGTATGTATGTAACAAGTAATTAGTAGGGGAGCTATTGCTCCCTCACTAATCTGTTATATCCCCTACCTCTTTTTCTTATCCATTCAACACTCAATCTAACTCTTAATTTATTATTACAAAGACCTAGAATTTCTGCATCTTTAGGTAAGAATCTAACATTTTGTTTAGGGATACGCCTAACTACTTTACCATCAATGGTCCTTGATGCACCATGTTTGATATGTTTAGAACGGGACATCTTCTGATTCCAAAGACTCTTGTTTGCTAGGCTCTATATGAAACACTTTTACATTACCTAAAATTGGAGTCTTTACTTTAGCTGCTCGTTCTTCTTGTGTAGTTGATTGACTGATAAAACCATTGTTATCATACTGGTCTTTCTCATCAAGATTTACAAAAGTAGTTAGGTCTAAATAATCACCTTTCTGCCCTTTGTATATTCTTTTTTCATCAATCTTTTTCATATCAATTCTTATACTAATTCCGACTGTAGCCATTCTTGCTTCCTTTCTTCTACTTTTTCTTTTTTATAAAATTTAACTGCTAAACGAAACACCGTTTCAGGATGAAAGGCATCTGGGTTTTGCTTCACCAACTCCCATGTTGCTTTATCAATTCTTTCAGCAATTGCTTTAGACTCTTCTGCACTTCTCTCTTTGTTAATATCTTCTTGAGAAAATGCACCAGTGCCTGCTGCTCTTATGATATCTCTTTGAGATTCATTTAACCTTAATATTGGTTCTTTTGGTTCTAAATCTACTGTAGTAATATCCATTACGCACCTTTGTCAAGAGCTTCTCTTGCTTTCATTGGGCTTGTAAATAATCCAATAAGTTTAATCCCTTCATCTGTAAAATAATGATACAGCTCATAAATGTCTTCATTATCTTTGTTTTGTGATATGTAAGCCATTACTCTTCCTGTATCTGTGTCGTAATAAGTTTCATTCCACCATTCCATAATTAATTCTCCTTAAGTTTAGTTACGGTTTCATCAACCTCTGATAAGAACTTTTTGACTCCATCCTCTAGCTCTTCTATTAGTGTATCATCTCTTTCCACTCTTACCACAAACAATTGTAAATTTTCTGGGAAGTCTGGATTGTAAGATACAAAGTCACACCACTTACGCCCTGTACAAGCCATCTGCCATTGCATCTGCGGTATGTATTTAGATGGGGCTTTACCAGAGATAAGAGTATCTGTATGAGTTGTAGTCAACGGACACTTAATCTCTATCAAACCATCATCACCAACTAATCCATCTGGACTAGCTCCTGTCATTGGAATAGTAGGATGGTCTACAAAACCTGTCTCCTCTACATCATTATGTTTAAAAATGTATGAAGTACGAGCATCCTCTTCTCTTTCAATGCCAATTCTCATTGCATCATTAATGAATGAATCTGCTTTCTTTCCAGTCAATCTTTCTGATACAAGTTGAATACGATAATTCTTACGGGTTATTGCTTCTTTGCCTGTCTTTAATGTTGACATAACATCTGCAATTTTACTTGCGGTAACTTTTCCAAGACGGGCTTCGAACCATTCATCACTTCTCTGTTCCATTTTTACTCTCCCTTATTTTTTGTATTACTGACTTACATTCTTCTCGTTCTGCATCTGTCATCTTATTATACAAAGCCAGTGCACCTTCTCTGCCTTGCTCATCAAATGTCTTTTGCATTAGTTCAGACGGGTCTCCTGCTGGAATATCTTCTCCAGCATATATGTATAAACCAAGACCGAATAATGCAATAGTCTTTGCTAAACATCTTTGCATAGCTGTATTGACTTGCATAGCGTTTGGTCTTTTGATTGGTTGGTTTCTATGGTCTAACACAGGTAAGTATCCTGTCATAGTTTTACCAAAGGCTGTTACATCACACCATACCATCATAGATTCATCTGCATATATTGTCGGCTCTTTAAATACAAAGGTAGCAGTTTCATCCTCTAATAGTAACTGGTCTACTGCCCATGCCCAAGATAGATAAGTAAACTTACCTTTCTTTTCTGTATACTTTGAAACATCTTTTCCTCGTAGCTTCTTAAAGAAACCAGTTATGATTTTTTTTAATTCATTTATTGTCATTGTTATCCTCCTGTTCAAGTTTATCGTTAAATTCTTTTAAATCATTTGTTGCTTTTTGTAACTCAAATATAATCCTACCTAGTTCGTCATTTAAATCCATGTTTCTCTCCTTATTGATAAATGAAACTACATTGTATATTATATTTTACACAAATGCAAGTACTTAATAAAATTATTTTTACTTGCAATATAAAAATCATCATGTATAATCTACTATACATTAACAACTGGAGAGAATTATGCACAGAGATAGTTGGTTTCAAGATTATGATGGTTATTTAGATGACCAGTATCAGAAACAAAACGATGAAGAACGAGAGCAGTATGAAACAGAACAAGCAATAGAGAAATATAAACAGGAGAAATATAAATGACATTTGAAGAAGCACTAACATTATTTAATAACAATAAAAAAGACTTAAGAGAATCTCTTGGGGTTACTCGTCAAGTTATGTATCATTGGAAGACCATGAATAAGATTCCAGAGTTACGCAGATATCAGATAAAGGAGATATTAAGTGAGAGAGAGAGTCTTCACACACATAGTGAAGGACAGTGAGGGTGAATCTATAAAGCGTTTCCAATCCAAACGGGAAGCTGAATGGTTCATAGAAAATAAACCATACCTACATATTGAATTAACTGGAGAGAAGAGAAAGACAGTTAGTGAAATATTAGAACAATTTGAGGAGTGTCCATTTTGAAAATTAGAAACTGGAGTAAATTTCAACCGCCTATGAAAGATAGAAATGTTATTTGGATAAAAGTATATAGACAGATACTAGAAGATTATGAGTGGCATAATTTAAATTCTGATAGTAAAGCAACTCTTGTTGAGTTACTTTTACTTGCATCTGAAAACAATGGGCAGTTACCTGAAATCCACAAGATAGCCTTTAGATTAAGGAAGACAGAGGATTTCATTAATAAACAAATCAGTCTGTTATCACATTGGTTACAAGATGATAACAACTTGATAACAACTTGTGAACAAAATGTTTCCCTAGAGAAGAGTAGAGTAGAGGAGAATAAAGATATATACTTTGATGACTTCTGGAATAGTTTGTTAGCAAAGAGAAAGAATAACAAAAAGGGATGTAGGGATAAATGGATTAAGCATGGGTTAGATAGTGAAGCAAATACTATTATCAACTGGGTTAAGTCTATGAATGTCACTAAAGAATGGAAGGATGGTTTTAATCCTGCACCTGAAACTATTATCAACCAAAGAAGATGGGAAGATGGTGATAGTCCTAAAGTTAAATATGATTGGGAGGGAGCACTATGATACAGACAGTTGGCGATATGATGGACCAGTTAACTATCTCT